GCCATCGGCAATCATCGTGCTGGTAATGCTGCCGGTGTCGCCAGTGGTGACGACAGTGCCGCTCACATTGGGCAGCGTGATCGTTCGGTCAGCAGTGGGATCAGTGACTGCAAGCGTCGTTTCAAAGCCATTGGCGGTACTGCCTTCAAAGGTCAGGCTGCCAGTGGTGCCGATCTCAAGATTGCCCGTGATCGTCAGATTGCCACTGCCATCAGGAATGGGCAGATAGGCAAGGCTGTTCCAGTTGGTGGTGCCGTCACCAATCTTGAACTTCTTGGTGTCTGTCTCATAGCCGATCTCACCAGATAGCAAAATCGGATTGGCGGCTGTCCAATTTGCAGCGGTATCTTTCCGCTGCGCCATCTGTACGCGGATCGTAGTTGCAGTCATGATTCAGCACCACCAGCTTGAATGATAAGAGTGGCAGCCACTGCCGGATCGGCATCGTCTGCTTGCAAGATAAATGGCGCGGTGCCACTCATTGCGTAGGAGGTGAAGGCAGCCTCTGCACCGAGCGCAGCAGGTTCGCCCACGAGGCTGTAAAGCAGGAAGTTGCCGATCAGTGCGACCAGCTCAACGGTCATGTCGGTGTAAACGCCGCGTTGCACCTCATCTGGTTTGGCGCCATAGCGGTAGAGCGCATCAGATGGCACCACATCAGCGCTGCCCCATAAGGTGCTTGATACCGTGAATGTGCGATGACTGCCGGCAGCGTCGACGTAATGATCACGGATCAGCGTGGCCTGAGCTTCTGTCAGGTTGGTGTAGGTCAGCACCAATCGGTAGTTGCTCTGCCGCAGGCTGTGCCGAAACAATACCGGCGCGCCATTGATCGTGTCCTCAACGCTGACGTTCAAACCGCCAAGGTCATAGCTGAAGCCAGCAGGAGATAGCGATGGGTAGGCGTTCATATTAGGTATGGCGGCAGGAGCTGCAGCTCTACTGTGACATCGGTGATGTCACACGACTGCTCGATCTGCGGCGGCGATAGGTAGCGCCATAGATAGCCTGATGGGAATGTCAGGTTTGTGGCGATCAGAACTGAGCTAGGCAGATCGAACGGCTCGAAGATGCCATGCAAGCTGTAATGGCTGACGAGGTTGAATGACTCGGCAGATGTCAACCGCGTGAAAGTCATGCGCAGCACATGACCGACGCTGGCATTGCTATGGCGCACGCTGGATTGATAGCCATCCAGTACGGCGAACTCACTGCTGGCATTTGTGCCAGGCGTATAGGTGCGGCTTGCTGGTGATAGCGTGGGGAAGGTGGCCATCAGATCGATTCTCCATTCCACTCAACAGAGTTTGTATCGTTTTCATAATCGGTCACCGTTGGGTAGAGTTTGATTGTGCCGCTAATGGTTGCGTTCAAGTTGTCTCTGACATACAACGGCACAAGCCCAGAGTTGGTTCCTGCGCTAACATCTCTATATCCGATGCTGTAGACGTTGTAATCAGCCCCAGCTGAGGTTGAAGTCGCTGTGACCGTTACGTTAGCGAGCCAGAAGCCTGATCCCTCCGGCGCATAAGGCGTGCCGCCAGCGCTGCCGTAATAGGTGATGGGCTTAAATGCCGCAAGATTCAACGATCCAAGAGTTATAGGGGTTGTATCGCCACCAAATCTGCTGACATCAGATCCAAAGTTGATTGTCATCCGCCAAGCTGCGTAGTCGTCTGGATTAATAGCTACTCCGCTGAGAATCCTACCCGTGGTGCCAAGCAGCACTGGCGCGCCCCACCCATCTGGCGTAGATGGATCCTTGCATCGGCCAGTGGCGACAATGTAATGATCAATTTCGTTGGTAGTGATAGAAAGATCCCATGAACCAGCAATGGGTTCGTCTTGGCAAGAGATGTCAGTCTCAACGCCTGTGTCTTTATTGATCTTGCTCCAGCACACCTGGCCAGCACACGTGAAGTCATCATCGCTGACAGATACGGTATCACCAGATTGCGGCGCTCCACCAGTACCTGTGCCGCCAGTGATATAGCCAACTCCATCCTGATCCAGCGATTCCTCAAGCGGATCAGTCGGATTGTCCCATCCGCCGATCGGGGTCTGCCCGCCGCTGGATTCGCCGGGAGGCTGCGTCACATCAGGGCCGATGGGCGGGCTGCCGCTTTCTGGCCATGTCGGTTCAGTCGGTGCAGGCAGATCAACCGTGGCATCGCCTATATCAGGCGTGTCGTCAAACGCCGGGTAATCAATGCCACCACCACCGACTGGCGTGTTGTCTGATGATGAGTTGTCGTCGCAGCTGTAATCACTGCGGCCTGCTGCGATGGTGACGCCTGGAGCTGTTGCAGCTGCCACTTCAAGCGCCACCAAGCTGCGGCCTTGTGAATCGATCGGATAGTGCGTCAGATCAAAAACACACGCACCGCTCGCCGTCTTCTCAATCCGCTCGACCTCATACAGAAAGTCGTGATAGTCCAGTGCTGTTAGCGCTGTCTCGCGGCGCAGCCTGACGCGCACAATGTCGCCCAGTGTCAGCGTGCTGTTATAGCTGGCAGGACGCACTGTCAGCCTCAGCGTATGCGTGATGTATTTACGTCGCGCCAAGCGGTATGCGCCAACCTTGACGGCATGTGTTTCGCTGGTGCAGTAGCCGCTGAGGTCATACTGCTCAAACGGACCAGCTGATGCTTCGCCGGTGTAGCTGATCTCAGTAGTGCGTGCAAATCCGATATCAGAATCTGGCTGCTGCCGCCACATCATTTGCAACGTGACAGGCTGCCGCTCGCTGAGAGGGATGTACTGGATCTCGAAACCATCCGGTAGCAGGTGATCCTCAGTGAACGTGAACGACCATCCGATTGCAGTGGTCTTGATCGTGTGGTTCGCATTAACCGGTAGCCGTGGCTTGAATCCGAACTTGCCGTTCAGCTCCACAAGGCGCAGCAAGTAGTCGTTGCTGATCTGCTCAAGCCATTCGTCAAGGTTCAGGCTCTCCTGAAACACGCCATTGAAATGCAGCCCATTGGTATCGGTGAAGTTGGCCGCGGCCAACATCTGCGTGTTGTCGATCAGCGTGCTCGGGATCCGACCTGATTGATTCATCAGGTAAATTGCCAGATCAATCACGTTGTTACTAGGTCCCAACGTGCTATCAATGATCCGCGTGATCTGAATGCCTTGACGCACAAACACATGCAGCTGATGCTCCCATCGTTCGCTGCCATCCACGAACGTGTTCACATAGCTCATTGTGGTCATGTTTTCATATCGCCCTGATGTGCCGCAGTAGTAAGGGCACGCCCATGGATCCTTGCCGGATACGGTGGTAACGAAGTTGCCCGGCGTCCATGTGCCAGCCCTGCGGTCATAGGTTTGATTCCAGGTGCCTTGGCGGCATGGCCCGACGAAACAATCCTTGATGGCGATCTGCGGCAGTTCGCCTTCACTGAGCACCACCATCAAACTGACGGTTAGCGCATTGGTAGTGCCATTGTTTTGATAGCGCGCTTCTGTTGCGCCGGGGCTGACCATGACGCCGCCATTGTTGGATACGCGGCGACAGAAGACGATCGGTACCGGATCGCCAATCTTGTAGACGCGCTGCTGGCTGGTCAGATCATCAGCGGCCTGTGCTGCTGCCTCGAATAGCGGCGGATCAACTAGGCCGCTTTGATAAGCCAAGAGCGATAGTGGATCCGAGATGTTAAGGCTCATATGCGCAGTGGCGACCCGATCTGATAGGTGGTGAACTTACGCGGCGGCACCTGGGCGCCCACTGGTGACAGGCTACTGCCAAGCTCCACATCAAGTCGTGTGAAGCTGCCAAAGACATTCACCACTTGAGCGGTATAGCTGGCGATCAAGTCCTGTCCAGCTTGCGGTGCGGTGTTGTCGAGTCGGCTGTCGAACTCGTAAATCTTGAGCTCACAAAACCGGCCGTAGCTCAACGCGAGCGTGAATGCTTGCACCACGCTGTTGGTGGCTGGCACTGTGATGCTCACCGATTTGCCGCCACTGGCGCCGCTTTCAATGATGCCGCTAGCGCTGAATGGCATGTATGACCAGCTGGCGCCACCAAGCGTTACGGTCTGATTCACGTAGTAGGTCTGCCACCTCGCGTAGGTGGTGGTCGCATCAAAGATGCGTAGGTACTGGCTTTGCGCCCTGTTGCTCATCAGAATGCACCTTGATAACGCCGGCCGCCGTAGCTGCGGCTATTGCGGAAGATCTGCGTACCAAAGTCCTGCAGTGCCCGTTCCATATCGCCGATCGTGACATAGCGCTGGCCGTCTTGCTGTAGCACTGGCCCGGTGGTGATCTGCACTGTGGTGTTGGCTGCGCCGCCACCACCCATCGCGCCGACGACACCACCTTCTGCGAATGCAGGAATGACGTTACGGCCACGCAAACCGCCGAGATAGTTGGCCGCGGCCTTGGCCATCTTGTGCTCGGGGATGATGTATTCAGGACCAGCCTCACCAACCATGGCCAGGGTGGGACCTGAGACAACACCACCAGCAGCGAATGCGGGGACTGCGACTTGTGGAATTGTCGGGATGTCAGGCGCAGGCAGGCGGTTGTAGCCGGCGATTAAGACGTTGATGTTACGTGTTGCCGTGTTGATGCCATTGGCGATGAACTGCAGCAGGCCACGGAACACGCCCTTGATGACATTGATCGCCGCTGTGAATGGCGCGGTCAAGATGCTGGCCAGCGAACTGAATCCTGCTTTGATGCCACGGACCACTATGTCAACGCCAGTGACCACTGGCTTGATAAAAACGTTGTAATACAACTTGGCAGCAGCAGTGATCACCTCGCCAATCACTTTGAATGCTGCAGCGATCTGATCACGGAATGCGTAGATCGCAACGCCTGCTGCGACCAGCAGAGCAATCCAGCCGACAGGTCCGGTGAATACTGCAGCAATGGCAGCAAGCAATCCACCCGATCCGGTCAGCGCCGGGATGATGGCAGCGATGGCCGGGCCGATCGTGGTGATGATTGAAATCACTGCGGAGATAGCTGGCGCCAATGCAGCAAAGGCAGTAACCAATCCACCAAAGATAAGAATGGCGGACTGCAGTGGTTCAGGCAATGCCGAGAACCCTTGGATCAGTCCCACCAGCGCCTCAGCAATCGATGTGATGGCGGGCAGCAATGCCGTCACGGCATCACTGAATGGTCCAGCTAACGCAATACCAATGGCATTCAGCGTGTCGTTGAACTTGTCTGATGCCTGCGCCAGCTCTGTGTCGATCGTTGCTGAGTATTGACTGAGAGCTTCACGGCCTTGATTCAATAGCGGAATCAGATTGACGCCACTCTTGCCGAACAACTCTTGCGCAAGCGCCGCTTTCTGCGCGCCATCTGGCAGCTTGGCAAAGACATCCGAGATCGACAGCATGATCTCATCAAGGCTCTTCACCTTGCCGCTTGAATCAATCGCGCTGATGCCAATCTTGTTCAGCGCTTGCGATGCGCTGGATGCAGGATCAACAACACCTCGTGCCAGTCGGCTCATCGCCTTGGCAACCTCATCAACCGAGCTGCCGCTGTCAGCTGCAGCATTGCCGAAACGACTGAGGCTTTCAACAGCCACGCCGGTTCGCTGGCTTAGATCGTTCAGATTGTCTGCTGCATCAATGGTTCGCTTTGCGATCGCAGTCAACCCGGCTAATGCAGCGGCCGGTATCAACGATCCAAAGCCAGCAGTGATCTTGCCTGTTACCTGGCCAAGCTTGCCGAATGCGCCTGCTGCGCTAGTGGCCTGCTGGCTTGTCTTGCCCAGTGCAGCATTAAGCGCATTGACTTCATTGGTGCCATCGACCTTGGCTCTGATGGTCAGAGCCGTAGTCATGTCCAACGCCATGGCTTAATCCTTGCGGCTGTTGACGATCTCAACCACTTTAGCCTCGATCACCTGCAGATCCTCAAGCATCATGCGTGGGTCGTCGATCTGATACAGATCCATAACCCACCGCACAGCGCCATAGTCCAAACCGATGATGCCGGATGATCCGGCACGCCACTGCGTCTGCACCCTCAGGAACAGCTCAACCACTGGCCACGCATCAGCAATCACTTCGTAGTGCTCGTTGCGTTGACTGAGATCTGGCAGCACCAGCCCGAACGCTGCAGCGTCATCCTCAGTTTCATCAATCGTTGCGCCACTGGCCCAGTATTCAGCGGCGCCGATCAGTTTTTTCGCTTCTGCTCAACAAGCGACTCGAAGTATGCGCCAATCAATGCGCCAGCCACCATGGGCACATCAAGCAGCTGAGCTTTGGCAGCCTCAGTGAATAACACCTCATCACCATCGGCATCCACCACACCAGCCCAACCGACCAGCAGCTCGTCGGCAATGCTCTGATCTGTCACGCCATTGTCGAGATCCTCATTGTGCTCAGCAGCCTTGAGGCGTTGCTGCACCAGCTGTTGGATCTCATTAATGCGGCTTTGCGGTAGGCGCTTGAAGACCGCATCAAATGTCGACTTCTCACGCTTGCCGCCATCAGCTGGCAGGCGAAGCACCACCGGCCAGCTGTAGCTCTGCGATTGACTGAGGACAAATGCCATGCGATCAGGTGAAGACCAGACTCATCTCATCATTGCCTGAACTGGTCGGAACCGCAATGAATGGCAGGTTGAGCATCTGGATGCCGTCCTGGTCCGAGTAGGTGAGGTTGCCTAGATCAGACTGTGCCGTGGTCATGGTCACGCGGTTGCCAGCGGTCTGACCATGCTGGAAGGTGATGCTGCCCGTGCTGGTGCCGGTTGCAATGGCAAAAAAGTCTTTTGCTGTGATGGTCGGTGCTTCGATCACCACAGTGCCGCTGGGTGCACGGTTGGTGATCATGATCTCTTTAGTGCAACCCACCAGCTCGCGGTAGATCACATCATTGGCCATGTTGAAGCTGTAGCTCATCAGGCAGCCGGCATAGCTGAATGCTGAGAAGCTGGTGGTGTTGCCTTCCTTAAAGATTACAGGCGTTGCCTGGTCGTTGTAGGTAGGGGTTGGCAGCGCTGTGTCAGTCGGTGCGTTGTAGATGCCAGTCAGCGTGAAGCTGATCACTGGGATCTGACCCACCTCGCAGTTCATCTCGAAGGTACCGCGGCAGCCGGTCACTTTGTGCCGAATGCCATCCTGGTGGTAGTAGATGGTTGAGCTTTCAAAGCCAGCACTCTCTGGCGCATAGGTAGCGCTCGTGCTGGTCACTAGCGTTTCGCTGAGACCGCAGCTCCGCAGAATCGGACCATAGGCCGGAGCAGTACCAGCAGCGCCAGAACCAGCCAGCTCAACCTCAAACGAAACCTCGACACGGGTTTGGCTGAGCAGCTGATCAGACTGACCAAGAAAGGGGCGTACCAGCTCGCGGTTCACTGTTTCAGACAGCAACGGCTGGATCTCAAGGTTCCGCACCAAGATGGCATCACTGCCTGCTGGTGTTGAGTCAGTGCCGTAGGTGGTCTCGATCTTTGCCAGGATCAGGCGCCGGCGTGTCAGAACTGATGCCATTGGTGGCTCCCCAGAGTTGAATCAACGGGCGCCGAGGCCCTGCTCAGCTTCTATCGTAGCCGCCACCATCATGCACTTAGATTCGCGACCTGCGTGCGATAACGCACGATGTAATCGCAGGCAATCACGCCAGCGGGTTGGTCTGCCTCTATCAGCTCGAAATTGACCAGGCTTGGCTGGATGTCATAGGCAACGCCGCCTAAGGTCAGATCTGCCATCAGCTTGCTGTGCATTGATTCAACCGTTGCATCAGCCTGCTGATCTGGGATGTTGCCGCGCACGATCACGGCGATCCGCACCGTGAGGCTCCAATCCAAAGTGGGC